AGCTTCTTCTGAGCAGCATCTCCGCCCGGAATGTTTCCTGCTCTATGCACATGAATCTTGTCCATGTGTTTGATACCGTGAGAGCTAAGAGTCTTTAAGAACTTGTCTTTATTATCGAGGTCTGCTCTTGCGGTATTGATAATAACCTTGTTATCGGGGTTTTTCTTTGTCGTACTCTGAGCAGCGTTGATCGTACGAATCATCTTATGAATGGGTTTAGATTTACTGAATACAGCAGAACTCCTAAATTCACCATAATCATAGTGATGATCAGGATGCAATTTGTGTGTATTAAACTCTGCCGGAGTTAATGCCTTAACGGTATTTCCTGCTTTGTCCCTGACATGGATCTTGGCATCGGAATGCACCAATGTGTCGTCCACATCAAAGACATGAAGAGCAGAGTTTTCTGTTATGTATTCCCTGAATGATATCATAATACTATTTATTAATTACACATTGTCTGATACTGCTGGACCCACTGATAACCATTCCAATAGCTACCCATGAATATGTTCTGGCACATGGGTTGATATCTGGGTTGATGATAATACTGCTGCTGATTCATGAGCATACCACCGATGATCAGTCCCCCCACGATACCACCAAATACAGCGCCATTGTTGTTATTATGGCGATATTGTTGGTGCTGATGGTTATGATTATGGTTGCGTTGACCTGCTTCTGCTGATACAGTGCTTGCAATCAGTGCAGCTGCAATTGCTAACTTACGCATATTTCTTCTCCATACGCTTGCGGTCATAGGAACCGCGACCTTTTTTAGACATAACAATGCGCTGGTGATATTTACGATCTGCCAGTGCTTTTGCCCCTGCTGATTTGTGTGCCGTTGTTTTCATCATATTATTAATATACGATATTATAATAAAAATGTCAACCAGTTTTTATAAAAAAATTACCGTCTTTATCTTCTATCAAAGCTGTACAGCTTTCGACCCAATCGCCGCAGTTCATATAGGTCAACCCATCTATATCACGTATATTTGCATGATGAATATGACCACAAATAATACCAGAAGCACCTTTCGATTTTGCATAATTTAATAAATTCTCTTCATAATCTGATATAAAATTGACAGCCTTCTTTACCTTGTATTTTGCCCAGGCGCTGAGCGACCAATAAGGTAGATTGAACGTGTTTCGGATCTTGGCGATAACCGTATTAAGCATGATAGAGACATCATATGCCCAGCTCCCAAGATGGCTCAGCCATTTCATCTTATTGACTATCACATCAAATTGATCGCCATGTAAAACCATGATCTTCCTGCCGTCAACAGCTGTATGGATTATGTTATCTTCTATGATGATATTACCAAACATCTGAGGAGCGAAGACCCTGAGGAACTCGTCATGATTGCCAGCAATGTAATAGATCTTGGTCCCTTTGCGGCCTTTACGCAGGATCTTCTGTATCACATCATTGTGCGACTGAGGCCAAAAAAAAGTCTTGCTGAGAGCCCAACCATCGATCAGGTCCCCAACAAGATATAAATTATCGCATTCAAATGTTTTTAAAAAATCTAATAGCAGCTCTGCCTGGCACATCTTTGTTCCAAGATGGACGTCAGATATGAACACCGAACGATAGTGCTGCATCTTAGTAACGATTGCCTATCGTGTATTTCGTAACAAGATTCCACTTGTCTTTCTCTTTAAATGGAATGATTTTAATCTGATTTAGAGGAGCTTCTGGTGTTTCTGTTTTATCTAAATCTACTTGTTCTATCAGATCCCATTCATCTAGCAAATTAACGATTCTATTGCGTCTTGCTATATCACCTTCTGAAAAATCAGCATGCTTGCCGTCTATAAGGAACAATTCTTTAAAATGAACGATATAATATTTGCCTTGTTTATGCAAGATATGGCACGACTGATATAGAGTACTATCTTTTTTAGATGCCAGTCCTATACGAGAAAGAGTCTCCTTTACCTTTAAAAAATCTTCTGGATTTTTAAGGTTCACCTCCACTAATTGATTTAGATTGAACATTATTACCACCTTTTATTATTCTTATTTTTATAAGGTCTAATTGTTCTTTAGATAGAAGTTTTCCTATCTCGAGAGCTCTTAGGTAATTCACAGAATAATATTCTTGTATGATATTGATATCTTCTTCTTCTTGACGCTTGTATTTAATATCAGAATATCTATTTCCGTGACGTATACTATTTAGATAATAGTCGTTTTTAAGAATATTATCCAAGGATGGTAACATATTAATCTCATTCGCATATTTAATCGTGTCAATAAAGAAAGACATGTTTCTATTGGTAAGAAAAGAGTTATAGTCTTTCTCTGCCAGTGTGGGATTATCAGATTCTCTTATAAGATCTTTTTTAGCTTTGGAATTAATGGCTTTTATAAAATCAAATGGCTTCACGGAAGAAACTCAAGTTCTATTATAACTTCAGTTAAAAACGCAGCTAAATTGACTTCTTGATCTGCTACAAATGCCGATTGATACTGATACTTACCAATGAGAAGAACCAAATGAGGAATCGACTGTGGTTTAAGATAAGCGTATGCCTGATCATAAAACTTACGGAATACCGAAGAGTAATCTGAATCTGCACTCTCGGCCACCCAACGTCTCATTTCTTTAAAGTTCTTGCTCTTGACCAAATCAACAAGAGCCTTAAAACTGTCATTGGACAGATTAACAAAGATACCAGAGTCAATGCTACCAGTAGCAGAATACCTCTGTAGCTCATTGAGCACTCGACGCCAATCAGGAATATGTTTGTTGATTAATTCTGCTACGACAGCTTTATCAAACGTGACATTTTCTTTTTCTAAAACAGAACTGGCACGCTTAAAGAACTGCATAGCCAATTTAGGCATATCAGATTTGCCAATTCTAAACTCTACAACCGAACATCTCGAGTGTAGGGGCTCAATGATTCGGTTTTTAAAGTTACAGGTAAGTATGAAGCCGCAGTTCCTCGAGAATTCCTCCATGAAATTGCGTAGAGCTGGCTGTGTAGAGTTTGCATTAAGGTAATCGGCCTCGTCAAGGATGACGTACTTTCTACCTCCCGTAAAAGATACCGAGGAAGCAAACTGGTGTATGTCGTTTCTAAGCGTATTGATGTCGCCATTCATGCTCCCGTTAATTACAAGATAATCTGCTCCAAGCTCCTCCAACATGGCGCGAGCCACTGTGGTTTTACCCACACCAGCCCCGCCTGTTAGGAGTAGATTTGGAACGTCTTTATTGTCTACAAATTGTTGAAAAGTAGTTTTTAGTTCAATAGGTAGAATACAATCACTAATCTTCTTGGGACGATATTTTTCGACCCAGAGAAATTCATCACGAACCATTTTATATTACCTCAGTTATTGAAAGAACTATTTGCTTCTGTTGCCACATAGTACCTGATGGTATCTGCTGTAAACAAAGCCAAACCCCTGGATGATATTTTAACATTATAGTTTGCAGAAAGCAACTTAATAATGTTCTCGGCTTTGAAAATCATATTAAATGTCTTGGCTGTTTCACCAACCTTGATGTTAAACACGTCAGTGGTGGGATTCTTAGAATTGGTGGATGACATCTTGAGAGTAGATCCATCACCAATAACTGCGATATCTGGCAACTGTAGAACACCAGTAGCACGAACCACCTTCTGCAATTCTTCCTGTGTGATATTAAATTCAATATCAGGTTCTGGAAAGTTAATGTCCTTCTCAGGAGGTGTAACGATCATGGAAGGATCGGCATAGGTATAGTTCAAAGACTGGCTTCCTGAAATAATAGTCATCTGTTTTTCACCAAAATCAAGTTCTGGTTCATTAAACAAAGAAATTACTCCAAGAAACTTAGACAGTTCGTAGATTGCAAACTGTGAAGGAAAGTTCTCCTCCACAGTCGCTTTAGCAAAGATCGACTTGACAGGAGATACAGTCGATAGAACATTGCCGGGCTTTACCAACAAAGAAGGATTGATAACAGCATAGTTCTTGAGAATGTTAATTGTGTTTTCACTGAGTTTCATAATAAAAAATTTCCCTTATATCTTTTTAAAGTTTTTAAGTAGATCTTGGTTGGGTGCTTGCGTATTGATCGGTTTAATGTTTTTGATCTGCTTTGTGTTCTTGCCAACAAGCCCGGCATCAGCTGTAGCAGATGCGCCGATGGAGGCCAGAGCAGGCAATTTGCCAGCAAACACATAGGCACCTGTATGTTGCAAGTGCATCCAGGGACACATCCATACCTTGCCACCCATGTTACGGACATTCTGACAGAACATGTAATCTTCTGACAGATAACGCTTTGTCTTGGGATCGATGATACAATCGAAGTAAGCATGGATCTCACGGCTACCATCGAATGCTTCTGTACGGATATGATCTGGTTTGTATGAATACTGAGGATACGCTGCCTTGTACTTATCGAACGTAGAACGGCGGATCATCATGAATCCTGTACCTGTCTCAAGCACCTGTGCGGGTTCATCGAGGCGGATGCTCTTTGTCGAAGGATCGTTCTCATCCACTGCTGGATTGAATACAAAATCACCCACGAAATCTTCTAGACGATTGGGATCTTCGTCAGCAACACCGGCATCCACTGCTTGCTTGATCTTTTCCCAGGTGATACACTTCTTGGGATAGGGCCCTGCCATGACATCATAAGGAGATTCTGGTGTCTGCAATGCCATCATGGCAATCACATCCTGTGGATTGAATCCGATATCAGAGTCGATGAACAGCATGTGTTCTGCATCCGATCGGAGGAACTCATCGACACAATAGTTACGTGCTCGAGTGATCAATGACTCATTGAACAAGAAGTATGAGCGAACTTCGATCCCGTACTTCACACACAGCGCAGTCAGATCACAGATAGAACGTGTATACATCCCGCCGCATTGTCCACCGTACATGGGTGTGGCAACAAATAGTTTACGCTTTCTAAGCGCCTCTAGATCAATCTTAATTTCCATAATATTTTCCTTGTTTTACCAACTACCATCATCAATGAATAGCAACACATTAATCGGTCCAACTATCAATCTGACATCGATAATCAATCCCGGATCCATATCATTCATAGTCTCCATGTGCCAATGAAATCTCCACCAACGAAGGGGATTCAATGCAAAACTGACGACCATATCTGAATTTAAAATATACTTAATTATCTTTTTCATTCTCAATCTCATGCACATGAAGTTGTATTATAGCATAGTGAATGACTTTTAACAAGTCCTTTTTCCAGTCATCTCGAGAACCTTTCCTGCCATATCGTTGAGCATATTTCATGACATTGCCGATACAGAAACCCGTTCCGTGGCTGGAGTCGATGATGAATTCTGTTGCTTGATATTTGTTCTTGGAATAATGTTCACTGTATGTATCATCTATATAAGCAGCAATTTCTGCCAGGCTATTATCCTCATTGTATTTATAATCAATTTTCATCGTGGAGCAAATTCCTGCTGTAATTTAATATTATCAAAGAACTCTTTCTTTGTTCCTGGATCGGTAAAGAAACTGCCTTTCAATACAGTAGTCTGAGTCAGAGAACTGTGCGCCATGATTCCGCGGTTCTCGCAACACCCATGAGTGGCCTGAATGTAAACACCCACATCTTGTGCTCCTGTTGCCTTCTGTATTTCTCGTGCAATATCATTACAGAGTTCTTCTTGCAATGTACCGCGTCTAGAACACCACTGAGCGATACGGGTATACTTGCTAAGACCAATGAGTTTCTGAGCAGCAATAATACCAATATATGCTACACCAGCAACTGGCTGATGATGATGGCTACATACGCTACGCAGCTCACTACGAACAACCAGCATACCTTCATAGCGATCTTCGGAATCATTGGGAAATGCTGTAGCATCAGGAGCAGGATAATACCTACCTGCCATGAGTTCGTTCACATACATCTTGGCAAGACGCTTGCCTGTTCCCATGCTATTGGGATCTGTCTCACGATCAATAACCAGATCATCAAGAACAGCATCAAAACGTTTTGTCAGCTCTGCAATAATCTCATCGTGTTCGCCCGGTTCAATATACTTGGAGATATTATCTCCGGACCAATACCTACCACCATCCTGTTTAATTCTATTCTTGATCTTTTCAGTAACTGACATTCATACCTCTCTGGCTGACAATATATTATCCACCATTATAGTGGCTTTCAAGTAGTTGTCAATTAAAATTTGTTTTTGTTTCAACATGTTATCAGAATACTGTTCATAATTATCAATCTTATCATTGATAAAATTGATCAATTCCTGTTTATGCGTTTGATAATTACTATAAGAGCTGGTCCACTCAGAAGGATATTTAAAACAATCCAGATACATTTCTTTATATGATGCTCTATCTGGTACGACAGGAATTGCTCCTGCAATACAACCTTCCATCATGGAGATGCCAAGATTCTCATGCAATGAACAACTAAACAACACCTTGGATGTACCCAATACGTCATAATATTCTTCTTTAGACAGATTCATCTTTTGTGTGATGACAACTTCGCCATGGATATCACTGATCATGTCCTGAATAATTTCAGGTTGTTTATCATCATTGTATCTGTGAGGCCACATAACAACATTTTTCTTTTCATTATTGGATCTTGCTAACAATCCACCAATAATAAGATCATGGGGTTGCCCGCTCCTGATTGTTTTATTCTGGTAATTATCAGTGATACGCAAATTATTTAAAAACATATCTTTATGGAAATATGAAGCATAATAATTGTAATCAGATGCATAAAATACAGAACGTTCGAATTGATGAGCCCAGGGCTGTTGCATTTTCATTCCAAGAATGTCAGTGGGATCATAAGATCCAGCATGCCAGATTGAATGTATCTCGACAGGAATATCAAGCAAATCGCTCATGTATTTGATTGCTATGATTGCATAGTTCCAGGCATCAGTTACAAGAAATTTATCTCCGGCAACAATTTTGTTATTGGAGAATAATTTACTGATAGCAGTAATCTGAGAAGACTTGTAGATGTTTGTCACACCAAAATCAAGAAATGCTCCAGCAGTGGTTCCTGTGCTGGGTTGACTTCCGTCAATGGTAACGACATTAAATCCTCTGTTATCCAACAAAACAGGAATATTATCATACCACTGTTTTGTATATCTTTGGTCAATAGGTTCGATAGGAATGATATAGATTGTATTCTTTTCACTCATTGACGTATAATGTCCTCTTCATCACAATTAATACCGTATTGGATTTCTA